CCGGAACGTAAATATGTCGCTTGTGCCGATATACTACTCCGGGTTAGGGTTCTTGAGTACCTCTACTAGCAGTCCGTAGAACGGATTCATATGGTTTAAACCAGCTGCTACTGTAGATCAAGTCGGACATTGTGTCGCTGTATTCCCCGTAAAAACACCTATTTCTCAAGCTCCTGTAGCTGCCCCTGTAGATAAATGCTTCTTGGTAACAACGAAATCCTTGATCAACATTTACCAGGCTGGTCGCTACGTAGGTCCCGCTCGATTTGACTTCAATTAACAAGAAGTAGATCAAATACATAAATCCTTGAGATCCTGTTCGTTGGGTTTATCAGGTTGTATTTAGTTAGCGGATAAAGCCTCACATAACGCTGAGTTTAGTCTCGTTCCTATTAGAATTGACTCAAAAGGTCATCTTATGGGTATGAGAGCTGACAGCGTTAAGGGAGTTACGATCGTGAAGTTCACCAAGCAAGATGGTGCCTAGGTTAAGTTAGTGTATGCGTTCCTTAGTTCAAAATTCAGAATGATGGATCCATGCTATCTTACAGCATAACATCTGCAAGCAATTCCGGAGACGTGTATCTCGGAGCTCGTGCCAGGAAAGGCCGTGGTGAACATTTGGGCGGGTTGTTAAATAACTAAGTGTAAGATACCCGTCTCATATAGGAAGAAGCAAGCTGTTCAGACAGTCCTGCCCAAGCACGTTAGCAAATTCATTCTTGCAACTGTTGGCTGGAATATGAACACAGCAATGTAGAACGTTTGTTCTAGTAATCATCTGACCGTATAGTTGTTGAAGACTAAGTCGTCAGTGAATACCACTTCCTATTCCTAAAAGAGCTTCCTACTAAATCTGTGGAAAGCATTCATCTCCCTTTGTTGTCAACAATATGACCTTGTGGTTCATGGCGGCATTAGTCCCTGGGATATGAATGTTAAAGGGAGCAAATAATTAGGATTCGGCTAATAAAGAGTCGGAATCTTCTCATTCAACCAGGACGTCGTATAGAAATTCGGCGCTGTCATCTCCTTGTCAGGTCTTACTACAACAGTTAAGATGGCAAGTCAAGAGATTGTTAGCGAGTGGAATTTTTAGCACTAAGTGTTATAACGAGTCTAGTTGGGCAGTGGTATTTATTTGTGTTTTTATTTACACCATAAATCCATTGATATTGAGAATGATTGGGGCACCTAAGCTTACAGGGCCCGTCCTACTGGGTTTTCCTCGTACCATATCACCGTTAATCCTAAGTTCAAGGATCACGTTAGTACTTGGACCCAGAATCCGTCCTTTTTCATCGAGTCGGACCTTTTTGACCACTGTTTTACTAACACGTGTACTGTATCTGCTGTTACCAATGTTTTGCAATACACTCGCGCGGTTATGTCTAATGCAGTGGCTAAGAAAGGGATCGCCGAGAAAAGAACGAAGGGCGCGTTGAACGCCATGAACACTCTCATATTCCTTATGACGATTCACAACCGTTATAACCAACAACAGTTGTAGGAGAGAGTGGCTTAACCCTAAGCTCACACCTTGAGAGGCGTCTTTTCCAAGATAGGGATATCAGTCCTTAAAAAGAACGCCGACAAGATTGAAAAAGCAGTCACTAAGGTGGTCTAGGGTGTGTGCGACGAGTAGAGATTATAAAGAATAGTCTCCGGAGCTACGAAAATCGTGGAGTCATCTTCTGAAGCAGTTTGCAAGATAGTCCATGGCGTAAGCTCTGTCGTCGATTTCCCAGCAAGGCTAGGAAAGCTAGTGTAGAACATACCAACATACATATCTGATGCATCAGAGATTGTTGGATAATACCTTTAAGCGAACACGCTCTTAAGAAACATTAAGAATTGTGGTCGAGCGTCTCTTATTGGTATGTAAGTTCTCTACGATCTAGCGACTGGTAACTAGGAAGCTCTATTCCGTAACAACTTTGTGATCACTTTCACCATGTTCTATGTTGTTATAATGAGGGCTATGGTTTTGGCGTTAGGAGTATATTTGTAGCATGAATTTGTGTCACCGTATCTCCTAATTGACGACTACAGTGCAATGAGCATTTTATGGAATTTGTTTATGATAGCACTGCTAGACCAGTATTTCTTGGCGGAGTTTTTCTGGATTTTACTCGGATAAAATACCAGGGCGGCGTACAGGTGGGTGTTGCAAGCACCCCAAGTCATATACACCATATTGGGCGATCGATTTTTCGCTTCTATGGGGTGTATAGTCTTGATGATACCTGATATTGTGGCAACTCAAGTTATGTTCCACTACACCGTCGGCCGATACTATTAGCTATATGTTCACGTAGAGAGTTACAAACCTCTAGTGTATTAACATGGCGCGATAGTATATAAAGGCTTTTGGCCGGGAGTTTTGATGCTGAGTTGGTGGTTGGTATTGCCTATTATGAGGAAAGTTTGTTCAGTCTTATACTTGACAGCAGGCTCTCATACTATGTTTGACCATGTCGCCTACATCATAAAAATGGTACGCTCCTTCCTCAACAACCAACGCCCTACCAAACTCGAAAGGTTTGTAGTAGGAACTGGTTGGGTCAAAGCTACGGCCTCACTTTCAACCTTCACCATTAGGGGGTTGTCAGTACCTCTCTGCGGTCCCTTGTACGTTGGGTACAAGGTCTATACTTATCTCGCTTTGTTAGCCAAGAAAATGGTTAAGGAACAACTTCCAGCGGGATTAAGCAAAAGGTTGCTCGGGCTAAAGGCCGGAGGACACCGCGTTGTACGTTCAAGACGTACACCCCGAAGACCTGTATAGGAGCATGTAAGCGAGTAAATGTATACCGCTGCAGTTTCTCCTTTGAAGGTCGAAACCGTCCCTGTCTGGAATGTCGAGGTAAGAGGTGTGAAGCTCACAAGAGATCCGCCTAAATACCGAGACATACCATGTACTTGTTGCTAAGATAATAAAGCAGAAGTAGTGGTTTAGATAAAAGGGATGAAGACTGTCTACTCTCGACAGTGTGCCAAAAACTTCTGCTACTTAGTGTATGGAAGGCACTTCTCCACCGTTACTTAGCCGAGTTAAGTTAGTTTGCAAGCAGTCGATTTGGTCATGGACAGATTGATGTGTGATTTGCGTCGGTAACTGGTGAAGATGAGAGATTAAAATCCCCTTTTCGGGAAGATTGATGTACAGGACTTTATCGATAATGATGTCGATTCAAAGAAGAGAGTCCTTTATCAGCAATAGTGGGACAAGTTCCTTTAGACTGGAGACTGTAAGACAAAGTATAGTTTCCTTTTTAAAAGTAATTAGCCAGGTGTCAATGGATAAGGCTAATTGGGGACTGTGAAACCACGCTGTATCATCAATCCGAAAGGAACAAAGCCGATGTTGGCGGCGGTAATGAAACGATTTTTCGTGCCGCTGGTCAAACGATGTGTAAGCACATTGGCTGGTAAGTCACCCTTATAGGCTGCGTAATTTCTGAATAATTTTATTAGTAGAGACGTAGTCGAATATATTGAAGGTGACGGGAGTGGATGGGACAGAACTCAACATTGGAAGTTAATCTAGAGAGTGGATCTCAGGTTAATTTAAGAGTTCTGGAAAGAAGTTGACTTCGATCTTCCAATCAGTATGGTTTAGAGCATCAAACGAGAGCTCACCAACAGGAAGAAGGAGATAAAAGTGAGTTTACGCCAAGCAGGTATTTACGGCACTTTTACGATTTTGGGTTTCACGGCTAGTGGAGTGTGTTTAGAAACCAATCTCAATTTCTTGCGTAATTGGGTAGGCAACGAATCGGATCGGATGCTACCAAATCACTTCTAACAGGCCTAAGTCAACATATGTACTGGAGATGACCTGTTAGTAGTGACTAACCAAGCTTGTAAGAACAAGCTCTTGGAACGAGTTTATTAGTCTTACAGCGATCAAGCCACCGCTGTTGAAGAGGCACGACGTAATGTGCCACTCGTTCCAAGAAAATTGGGTTGGTTGAGGAAAGATCCTTTTCCCGTGAGAGCTATTCCAGCCACCCTTTCAAAATTCTTCATTGACACAGGTCGGGGTTACGTGCCTGTAAGACCACTGGATCGGTTGATTTCAACTGGTACAGTGTTCTAGTCGAGTGAGTTAAGTATCAGCGAATTCCATCGTGCAGTATCTTACTCGTATGCCCCAGCCTCCGGATTAGGAATGGCTTACTATGATGTGTTTGCAAAACTTCGCAACGACATGGTGAACCTAGCCGGAAAAATTTCCCGATAAGATCAAAGGGATCTCCTCAAATCCTATTTTAAGGGTGAGTTCTAATACAAGATGTTCTTCACCAATAGGTTGCCTTTCGCGTAGAAAGAGGAGCATGAATATACTCGGCTTGTATGGAAGCAGGTTTCCGAATACAACGAGTAGTTCACGTAGAAGTAGTTCTTGTCAATTTTTGAGGACGTCCGAAAATCTAAAGTTCGTGATGGAGTCCTTAATATTGATATCGATTCTAAGAGGATCTTCAATATAAAAAATAAAGCGTATTCTAATTACGCCGCATAGAAGATCCAGAGCCACTACGTCCCGTTGGAAGTTGCTGTAAAAGCAATTCCATCTTGATATCATATTCGAGTTAGGAGAGATAAAATGCCTTAAAAAGGACACTGCCCAAGGAGTCTTGGGTCCTTATCTAATCTTCTCGAATTAAAATAACAAAAAGCCTTATAGG